GAGGTCATTATACACTTCCAGATCTGCCCATCTGTCCTTGAGCAAGAGCATCCAGGCTGCACCTCCGAAGGGTTCGATATAACCTGTGATATCATCCGGCACATACTGAGCGATGGTCTTTCTTAAGAGGCGTTTACCGCCAATCCAACCGATTAGGGCATCCATCAGATATCTCCTTTAGGGTCGCTCATACAGAGCCGCAGATATAACTCCGGCAGGGTCAGTGTATCGAAGTCGGCAGTGTTGAAGCCCAATTTACGCAGGATCATTTCGAACTTCTCGTAGGGGTATCGCCGGTATAGGCGAAAAAAGAGTGGATGTACTCCAAGGCTTCCAGAGCATCCATCTCATCAGGCTCCTGATTAGAGAGGATACGGATTAGGTCTTTATCGGCTTCTGAGTTGGAGATGAGTTCCAACAGCTCTACCTCCGAGACCTTGGTCAGCTTACCGGAGAGGAAAGCCTCACCGTTGGAGATGGTCAGGCATAAAATCTGTCTGAGCTGGTTATAAGTCAGTTTAGGTTCTTTCATAGGTTTTCCTTTTTATATCATTCAAAGAACATCTTGATAGCCACTCCCATCAGCATAAAGAACTGGGAGATGGAGACACCCAGAAGCAGCTTCATGTTCGTCTCACCTTGTCTTTGATCTCAGGCTTGCACTGACAGAAAGGCAGGGCAGGTAGTTCAATTACTGGTTTCTTTCTGGGTGGCATATCAGGCTACGGGTATATCCTTCTTGAGGTAGACCTTGCCGGCAGTAGTTCCGGAGAACTCGGTGGAGATCACCACAGTGAACAACCCATCAGCTTCACCAGACCATTCAACTGTCCAGCGCATGCCGTTAAAGATGATGACTCTGTCCAACTCAGTGGATGCCACCACGATGGTCATGTCCTTGCCGGAGAAAGACCTACTTTCCAGATAGTCCTTCTGCTTGGCTGACATGCCGACTATGGTCAGTTCCACCGTACTGGTACGCTTGCCGGTGATAGTATAGTTACGAGTCTTGAGCTTGGTCAACTTGGAATCCGTCTTACCGGGTTTCTCGGCTAATTCACCCAGGATGTCGAAGTTGGTGTTGAGTTCCGTCTGAACCGAGGGAACAGTGGCATAGATGGTCTCCACTTCGGCTGCGGCATAGACACCGAAACCGAAGTAGATCTTATCCGCCACCATGCCTTCCATCAAAGGGAGGCATTAGAATACTCCCTTAACCGCCCTGCCCAGGGAAAACAGCCATTTGCGGTTATGAAACACATACTCCACAGCACCGCCTATGGTGCCGAAGAGCTTGAGGATAAGACCAGCCTGTTTGGCAGGCAGGGACTTGGACACCCGTTCCACTGCCAGTTGCTTCTTGGCATAGTCATCTAACAGCTTGGTATTGGGATTGGTTTTGATGTCCTGGATGATCTCCAGAATCATAGCCAAAGCGGCATTGATCTTGGTCTTGTCCAAGGTCTTGCCGGTAGTCCAGGCAATGATCCAAACGATGAGAGTGGCAATGAGTCCAAGAATCAACTCTTGATTATTAATGATGAAATCCATAGGTTCTCCTTGTAGTTAGAGTTTGTAAAAAATGAGGTTGGCGACACTGGCGGTCCCGGCTGCAGCTCTGCGGATATAAATAGTTCTCTGGCTGTAGACCGGGATTTTCACAGGTACACCGACCGGGATAGTAGCGAATGAGTTATTGGCATTACTGTTATCAGCTCTTAGCCCTATACTGCCCGTAGCCGGGATGATCACCACCTCCACTGTGCCACTGGGCACAGCGATGGCTTTCCAGAGGGTGTCGGCAGCCGGACTATAGGTTAGGCAACTGAAGCCTTTGTTGATCTGGATGGCGATTTTCCTGTTATCTACAGGCAGAGTGTACTGAGCATATAAGCTCAGGGCTACGTTGAATACCATCGCCAGTAGTATGGCGATAAAGATGTAGATCTTCATGAATGCCTCCTTATACGACATGGAAGATTTTGATGAAGTTGGGGATGTAGGTGATGCCTGGACGGATGCGGATGTACCAGTGGTACTTCCAGTCCGAACCGTGGTGTTCCACCTTGAGTTCGGCATCGGTACGGTAACCGATGATGATGAACTTGGTGATACCGCCTACGATGTAGTCATCGGGCATCAACCTGGCTTTGACCGGGATACCGGCAAAGGACACGTTTCCGCCTTCTAACAGCAATCTGTCACCGGCAACCGTCTCACGTTTGGACAGCTCACTGCGGATACGGATGAGGTCTTTCTGGCTGACATAGAACTTGAAGTTCTCCTGCTCTTCCAGGATCTCATCACTAAACGCCAGCAGAGCAGCTTCGAAGCGTTCGGCATAAGTGACATGCACAGAGGAGTCGATGTCAGTCACGTCAGTGCCGGTGGTGGCAAGTTTGATGATGCCGTTGAGGGCTTTCAGCTTATCGGTGCCGGATGCTCTGTCACCTTTGAACAGGAGCAGGCGCATGGCTTTCTCGGTCTTCTTGGCGATATGCTGTTCCACATAAGCGCCAAAGGCTTGCTCGCCATACTTGTCCTTATAGAACTCGACCACATCTCTGCCCAAGGTAAACTCGGCATTCAGGATGCCGGTAGGTACGGACAGGTCAGCAGTGGCTACGGTTTGAGCAGTTAACGCTCCATCCAGACTGTTCTTGAACACCAGGTCGTCAATCAGCCCGACATCGATCTTCTCGTCTTTGAGCAGAGGTATGACCGAGATATCGGAGAGGGTATCCCCCGGCTGACTGCCCACCACTTCATCGATAAACAGCGAAGTTGTGTTGGGGTTGAGGATGTTCATGACCGACCCGGAATCGACATCGGCTATGCCTTTGTAGATTTCCTTGTGGGTGGCTTTGACTATGACCTTGTTACCATCGATCAGGACTTCCTTATCCACATTGCCTTGGTTCTCATCCGGTTCGCCTTTGATGGACTTGGAGATGGCTTTGCTCATGGTGACCGATAGGTCTTTCAGGCTCTTCTCGATACTACGGATGGCATCGGAGACCATGATATTGCCCGAACCTGATCCTTTCTCGAGTTCAGAGATACGGTCGGAGATCGAGGCAATGCCTTTATGCAGTTCGGTGTTGTTATGCTGTTCGGCTACCTTCTTGAGAGTATTCAGCTCGCCCTTGATCTCATCCAGGACTGCCTTGGTATCACCATAGTCATCGGCTTTGCCATAGATGGACACACCATGGAACTGACCTTTCTCCACCTTCTGCCAGAGTTCACTGTTCAGGTCTTCGCACTTCAGTACCTGCACCCATGCTCCGGTATTGGTGTCCGGGAAATGCTCCTTGTCAGCAGTCTTGAGGATGTAGTTCTCGACAACCACAAACTCGGGAACGGTTTGCAGGTTGTGATTAACATCGTTCTTGCCGACCAGACCATGCTTGGCGAAGTGATCGCAGGACTTCTGGATCTCGTCCTTGGTGTAGTAATCACCTTGGCTGTCTTTGACATCCGGTTCCATGAGGGTGACATACAGCCGACCCTGGGTTCCGGTCTTTTCACTTTTGAACTTGATGGAGTGGGACTTGGGCTCATAGCTCTTGCCCTGAGCTGATTTAATGACAAAGCCTTTCTGATTGGCTGGGGTCATCTCATCAAACAGCAGGGAGACAAGTTCCACTTCCACGTTACGCAGTTCGCCCTTTTGGACGAGCTTTCGGTTTTTGCTAAATGGGTACACATTACCTCCTGTGTATGGTTATTGTTATGGGTTATTGGAAAAGTTGCGGTTCTGCATAAAGAGCTGCTCATCGGCAGATTGCAGAGCTTCTGTCAGGTTACCAAAGTTGAAGTCATCTGGAGTTACATTCCAGTTGAACTCATAGTTGAATTCGATGGCTAAGGTTAAAGCTAAGCGTTCCTGCAGAGGTTTAATCACGAAGTGATAGAACATCAGCATATCGCTCTTGTTATCACCACCAAGTTGACCGGGTATGAGCTGAGATACTACTCTGGCAGGAACCCGGTGATAAGCAAAGATACCTTCTCTCAGGTCTTTCTTAAGGGAGAGAAAACCACCCTCTCTGTCCTGTTGGCGCAAGGGTTCGAGCCTAATGCGGACATCCTTGCTTTCGCTTTCGATCAGCACTGTAGAGTGGGACTTGGCATTGCCTTTGACTTCGGTCAGGGCTTTCTCAATCTCTTTATAGGCATCGGTTAAAACTTCATTGCCTTGCTCATCAGTAACTGTCCCGTCACGCAGGGTTCCGCCTTCCACAATGACGAAATAGTCGATCATTAGACCGTTCAGAAAGTTGTTATAGTCGAAGGTCTTAATCTCAGACAGGATCTCCACATTGATAGCTATGGGCAGGCAGGACAGACCCCAGGCATTGGACTTATGGGTGCTCTTCTTGATGTGGATGATATCAGCATAGGCAAAGTCCCGTTTCTGCTGGTTCTTGGTCTGGATAAAATTGGGTCGAAAGAACCCGAACTCGTCATAGCTCTCCACGATCTGCACTTCGGTGGGCAACATGCGCTCCAGACCCATCCACTGTCCCTGGGCATTGCGCATCTTAATCAGGAAGCCATTCCCACAGGCGATATAGAACTTGATCAGCTCACCTAAGATAGTGGTCTGGTCTTCACAAGCAGGGAACTCGGCTGTTTCCATCCACTTGGTCACATTGGAGTTCTTGCATTCGAACTGCATGACGGTAGCCATCGTAACTGCATCCACACAACCGGAATGGTACTCATCGGTATCAAGCAGAGCTAAGAGTTTGCTCATAGAGTATGGCTGAGCCACGACCTTCTTGCTTTCTGCTTCCTTGGAGATCAGCCGTTTGCCGATTCGCTTCATAACAGCTAAGTCAACAGTTTCCGGCTTGTATTTGCTCTCCAACAGCTCAGTGGCAGAACTGATGCCCATGTTGTAATTACCCAAGCGCATTACCTTCACGATGCTGCTCCCGAGCCACTCTTTAGCAGATCAAGCTTGGCTATCCTGACCGTTCTGGTGCCGTCAATTCTGGATGAATAGTATTCTATGTGAGGAATGTCCCGGTTGGCTAAAGTCAAATATGATGCCCTGAATAACTCTTTCAGGTTATAAAGGGCTAGGTCAGGGTCTTCCACGTTCTGAGCATTGACGATCAGGAAGACTGTCCAGGCGATATCAGTGGATGTAAACTGGCGAGAAGTGGCTTTGATGCCATCCTCGGTATCCAGGATTACAATGGCGCAAGGCAGGTTCTTGGGGATGCTGTCCTTGTTGAACAGGATGGTAGGGATACTGCAGGACTGCAAAGCCTGGACTATCTTGTCTCTTTGAACCAGAAAACGCTCCAGGTTGGTCATAATCTGACCTCGATGGAGTTAAGCTGTTCGTATATCCACTGCTCACGGTTGGTGATCACCTCGGCAAAGACATTACGGGCAGCAATGCCTTCCCGTTTGATCTTGCCCCGGATGAGATATGCGATCTCAGCGATGGTCAGCTGCTTGCCTGTCTCCTTGTCAGTCCAAGATAGGTGCTTGCGTTCAACCCAAGCGATCAGCGGAGCAATGGGAGTCCAGGAAGGCACCTTACTACCCAAAACGAAAGGCTCATGTTTGACATTGGAGCCGACCCGAAGAGTCATACCTGAGGGCTGGGTCTCGACCAGATAGCCGGTATTGCCATAGAAATCGCCCTTGTCATAGATATTCTGTGCCAGGATCTCTTTACGGGCATCAGCATCGATCAAAGAACCGATCAGGTGCAGTCTACTCTCCAAAGCAGTAAAAATAGCCCGGTAGATCTCAGCCATCAGCTCAACCGGTGATTCAAACACTCGATCTGCCATCAGATGACTCCGACCCTGATTACTCGGGGAGGTCTGGGAGAGATAATGCCTAATCTATCCTTTCCCGCATCGTTCAGATAGGCTGTCAGGACTGTTAGCGCTCTGAGCTCAAGTTTCGACTTAAAGGCATCGATTTCCGCACCTGTGAGCAGTTCGGTAGCGGATTGGTCTAATCCTACGGTCTTGACGATGCCCTCGCCCAGGGTTTTTAAATTGAGGAACTCACAGGTTGAATGCAGCATGTAAAAGCAATAGGCAGACTGGAAGGCTATATATAGAGGATCTTCCTCACCCACTCTGGGATCGAAGGCAGACTGATAGAAGTTGTCTAATACAACAGATCTGATAGTTTCCAGTACAATGGGCCGATGCAACTTAAAGACGGAATTGCTTTCCATTTCGACAGGCAGGTTCAGAAAAGTCAGTACATCGGTCAGTTCAACTGGCAGAGCAGCCGGCATCAGCCTTTCCTCATCTGTTCAGATAGTTCAATAGCCCGGCGACCGACCTGCTTAGCCCACCTGGAGGCTAACATCCCGTTAGCTGCTTTCTCGAAATCTCCGGCACCTATGAAAGCCAGCGTGTTCTTGAATTCCATCAGACCGGATATGCCTAGGTTGAAGCACATGTTCAGGAGCACTGACTTTCGGGTTTCGTTAATCTCAATATACGTAATTGGAATATGCTCCATCAGTTCTCTTTCACAGCGTAGGATGTCGTTCTCAAGCAGGATAAAAGCTTCCTTCGGGGAGATGCCATTAGCATCGAGATTACGACCCACTCCGATGGTCAATTTGCCAGCAGGACAGCGATATGGCCTTAGCTTCAGACCTTCATGTCGGACAAGTTGCTCTTTGACTTTCTGCAATAGGCTCTGTTCCATGTTTGCTCCAATAATCTTAATCTGGAGCTATAAAACCACGCCCTTGTATGCTGACAAATCAGGTTGCCTAAGGTTGCCACAAAAAATTGTGTTGACAATAAATAAAGGTTAAATAACATAAGGTTATTGGAATAGGAAACTGCTACGGGTTATACTTTGTTAGTTAATTTCTCTGTTGAATTTCTTTCTGAACCTTACATCTTAAGTTTGTTATGATACTTTTTTATATATAAGTAGTTGAATTAAAACTAGAAAATTACTTGTTCAATAAAAGGGAGGAGTCATGTACAAAAAAATTCTAGTAACAGTTCTTGTTCTAACCATGGTGTATTGTCTTTTTGCAGATCAAAAGGTGATCAATCTTACTTATAATCCTGTCGAATTTAGCTATAGACAAACAAATCATGGATTACAAATAGGCTATTCAGGTTCTATGAACATTACTAATGTTAATCCTATAGGTGCACCTAATTTACCCACACATTTAGTTATGGTATCTGTGCCAATCGAAGCTGAATTTCAAAGCGTATCATTTTCATACAGTACTATTGGTGCTAGAAGTGATGTAATAATGGCACCTTCGCAGCCAAACATTCCATTTTCTGTTGAATATGACAGCCTGAATTATGTTCAACCTGATCCGATTTATTACGATTCGACTCAATATCCAGAAAACAATTGTGTTTATACCTCAACTCAGATTATGAGAACGTATAAAATATTTTGCTTTCAGATCAGCCCATTTGTTTATTTACCTCAGACTAATCAACTGCAATTAATTATTGGTGCGACCCTATCAATAAATTACTCAATGACATACACTACTAATCCTAATTGGTGGGATGATGGTTCAAGAGGAGCATTAATTAAGGATATTGTGATAAACCCTAATGATGTCATAATAAGCTCGCCAAGACCACCGCTAGACACAGATACAAAGTATTTAATTATTACCAGTCAGGCTATGATTGATGATGATGCATATTTTTCGCAACCTGGCTTAGATTTAGGTTATTTTCAATCTTATAAAGATTGGAAAACGCTTAGAGGTATAAAAACAGAAATACTATCAGTTGATTACATAAATCAGAACTATCCCGGGAATACTATCCAACAGAAAATTAAGCGTTGCGTTGAATACTATTACACAAATAAACATACAGATTGGGTACTATTTTATGGCAATCAAGACCATGTACCTGCTCAAACTTGCTTTGTTGGAATGAACGATTATGCTACTGCACTTAACAGTCATTGTTATATACAAACAGATTTGTATTATGCTTGTTTTGATCAAGATTTCAATTGGAATTATGAAGGATTTTATTGCACATACAGAAATAATGTAGATTTATTGCCAGAAGTCAGTATAGGAAGAATTGCTACTGATTCTTATTTGCCAATTGACGATGTAAGTGCTTTTGATAAAATTAAGAGTTATGAACAAGACCCTCCAACATTGAACTTCTCGCAAAATTCTTTACTTACTGGTTCGAAGCTTTTTTACAGTTTTTATACTCCATCCTTACGTAGTGATTCAGATTTGATATGTGAAGGAATGTGGACTAGATATATGCAACCATACTGGAGCATCGGAGCTAGAGATAGACTCTTTGATACTACTAGTGATTTCGGAAACTATATTACACCAGCTAATATGAGTTCAGCTATTGGTATGGGGTATAATGTGATATTAGAATCAACCCATGGAAAAACCCAATACTGGCAATTGGGTAATGATAATAATTTCTATATAAATGGTATTTCACCCTCCAATAGTTCTGATAATAGATTTGGTTTATTATATTCTATAGCATGTTTAACGAACTATTTCGGCCCCAATCAATATAACGAACCCTATCCATGGGATCTGGCCTCATACGAACTTAGTTTAGGGAGTGCCTTTTTAGCAAAATCTGGTGGTAGCATAGTATATATTGGAAATACAAGTTATGGGTGGGGTAACGCTTCCTGGGAACCTGAAGATAATAATGAGGATTGGGGAGCATCATGGGATTATGCAAAGCGATTTTTCCCAAGTTTGTTAGGAGGAAATACGAATTCACGCTCTGCAATAGGACTTAGTTTTGATAAAGCAAAAGCACTCATGTTGCCAGCACTTTTACCTGCAACAGTAAATCCTGCAACAAACGATGTTAATCTGTTCATCATGTTCTCTTTAAATCTACAAGGTGATCCAGAATTAAATTTATTAACAAACAATCCCAGTGAATTTAGCATTACTTTACCAGATCAAGTATACATGGTAGAAGCAGAATACAATGGTTATCCTCTGACTATAAATACAGGGGTCGAATATTCCCTTGTATGTATATCAAGTGATTCAGATGTTTATGTTTCAACTTATGCTGACAATAATGGCATTGCTACTTTAAACATCTGTCCAACAACCTTAAACACAATTAATGTGACAGTTACTGGAAAAAATAAGCTTCCCTTTTTCGATGAGATACCAGTTTTACCAGGGCGGGGCACTGTTGCTTTGGAGTCAAATCCGAACAATATGCCACTATCTCTAATTCAAGTAAGGTTATACAATGCCTTAACCAATACCTTAGTTGCTGAAACTTTCACAGATCAGATTGGACAATACTTTTTTAACAATATCTCTGAGGGTGATTATTACGTTGAAGCAGAAGTGTTTCAACCTGGACTGAATGAATTTTATTATCCGGCACAGTCTTCAGTGTTTTCATTTTCAAGTGTACCTTATTCTTCTGCATTACCCTTAATAACATTAACAAGATATAATATTTTTAATTTGATGCTTTCATGTTCAACATCATCTCCATATTTCAAGAGTATAAATGAAGCATTGCAAAGAATTCAAGCTTTACTGAACAATAATGATTATTTTGGTGCTCCAATAGCTGTTAATTTGTATGCAGGAGAATACAACTGGCCAGATACTAACCCTAACCAGAACGGATTTACATTATCGTATACAAACGGTATTCAAAATAGTGTTAACTTAAAATTTAGAAAAGTTGGGAATGGCATAGTAGTAATAAAACCATACAACGCTGAACAAGTGAATGTATTAGTTAACAACATAAATATCAGGTTTGAAAATCTGAAGTTCAATCAAGGCAGTACATATTCTGAAAGATGTATTTACGATATGTGTGGAACCGGGTATTCTTCATATTTTTATTATAACTGCATATTTGGAGATAATGTTATCCAATATCGAAATCACAGGTTCTGGAATACTAATAACATATCGTTTTCAGGTTGCACTTTCCAAAAATGTTATGGGACTTATAACGGAACCATACCAGGTGACTGGACTTTTAATCAAGGTATTTTGGAGTTCAATAATTGCAATAATCTAAATATTGATTATTGTAACTTTACTCCAGATAACCGTGCCGCTCAAAGCATAATATCTATTAATAATGCTGATAATATATCTATCTCAAACTCGCTTTTCCAGAATAATACGTTTGGAGTCAATCATTTCGACACAGGTACAATTTTGATTAGCAATTGTCAAAATATAACGATATCTACAAACAGATTAATAGGAAATTTATCAATTGGAGGCACCGCATCAGCCTTGAATTTGATTGATTCAGATGGTTTCAACATTACTGGTAATGCATTCTCTAATTACTCGCAAATTGTTGATTCCTATCAATATATGTGCGAAGTAAATTTCAACACATGTGAACTTGATAATGAAGATATATTTCAACGTAATATCTTTGATGATCAAGGTTATTATGATAATAATGTAGCTAGTTATATTAGGATTGATTCATGGAATAACAACAGCTTTAATATCAACAACTGTAATTTTATAGCACATTGTATTAATAATAAAAAGGTAATCCAAGTGGCTCCCTTAGATCCAAATAATCCCAACAGTGCTCGCTTTAATAACTGTATATTCAGTAATGGGAATACTTCATGTAACTTCTTGTTTGAGTGCTTATCCAATCAACAAGTTACGGTTAACAATTCAATTTTTGATTCGAATTACAATGTAGTAAACAATGGTGTTATCATTGCTACAAACAATATGTATTATACTAATCCCGGCATTGATGAAGGTAATGTCCCGATCTGGATGGCTGCTTTTAAATCTCCCTGTATTGATAATGGTACTCCTGATCTTAATGGAAATAATGTAATCTGGTTTGACGAGCCCGACAATATTGATAAAGATTATGACGGAACTCAATTGGACATTGGTGCAATTTCTTATTACGATGTAGCGCATAAAAATGGAGCAATTAAGTTAGAAAAAGAAGAAGTATGGAACTGGATATGTATTCCAGCTATTGATTATCCCGGGGGACCAAGAAACGCTGACTTTGAAACGGAAGTATTTGATGTATATCATAATAATAGGTTGTTTGATAACGTAAATAGAACTTTAGAACAAATCAGGTGGTGGTATAATGACGATAAAGTTTCAATTTATTGGCAAACACAAGAAGAACCTTATTCGTTTGTTTATCCTCCAACAGTGCATCATGTTAGAGCACAATATGGGTATAAAATCGAACTCAACCAAGCCAATCCGGAACTACCAGAAATAAAACCTATTGAATATACAGGATTTTTACCTGGAGGAACGGGAAATCCAGTTGTTGGTATGATAATTGAGCCCCCTATTCCAGATCCAACTATATGTTTTTATAATGATTTAACTCAAAATTGGGAAAGGGAAACTTGGTTAGGTTATTATTTAGAAAAGAGTTTAGATCCTTTTGATGCTTTCGCTCCCATACTTAATAATATCGTATCGATTAAGACTCAGGAGTGGTCAATTGACAGAGTTATTGAAGATGGGTTCTATACAAATCAATGGGAAGGTTTAATGACAACTGAGGCTACGCTTGCTTTTAATTATGGTGAAGCTGTAGCAGTAAAATTCATAGGAAATGAACAAGCTGAATTTGAATGGGGTAATACATACCCAATTCCACCAGAATTACCCAGATTTAAACGACCCAAACCACAGCATTTTGTATTTCCTAAAAGGGAGGATTACCTCCCAATTTATGCGACACTAGATTTCTCAAATATTCCTCCGGGAGAAGAACCTGTCGAAATAGCAGTTTATATAGACGGTGAATGTGTCGGTGCAGAAAAAATTGAAAGCACAGAAATCCAGATCAAAGCTTATCTGGAAACAGATGATATTACGAATTTCAATGATAAGTTAATTGAATTCAGTTGCTGGTCACCTTCAAAAGCATCCTATCCTACTCCTGAAGAATTCGTCATTAAAAATCCAGTAACTAATAAGTATGAAAAGAGAAATACTTTGCCTGAACAAATTGGTAACTATCTAAAGGTATCACTAAAAGCTGAAGATATCTTGAGTGCACAAACACCATCTATCACTTGTCTTAGAAACAATTATCCGAATCCATTCAATCCTGAAACTACAATTAGTTTTGATTTGGCTAAAGAGGGTAAAGTAAAATTGGAAATTTTCAATGTTAAGGGTCAATTAATCAAAACATTAGTAAATGAATCAAAAGATGCAGGTAGCTTTTCCGTGAAATGGAATGGCACAAATGAAAAAATGCGGAAAGTTGCGTCAGGAGTCTATTTCTATAGATTATCTACCAGTGGAAAGACCTTGACTAGAAAGATGTTGTTGCTTAAATAATGTAAATTAATGATAATGGGGTGAGGAGTTTTCTTCACCCCAGATTGGAAGCTAAATGAAATTGCTAACTTTAATATTACTAGTGTGTTCACCATTAGTTCTTATTGGAGTCACCCGAACCGTATCTTTGGATGGAACACAACAGTATACTTCAATACAAACTGCAATAGATGCTTCAATAAATGGAGATATTGTAGAAGTCTATCCTGGAGAGTATTATGAGCATTTGAACCCAGGTGGTAGAAGCATTACAATTCAAAGCAGGTATCATCAAACTCAATCCGATTCAACAATACATAACACAATTATTCACTCAACTCCTCAGTATTCCTGTCTAAAAGTTAATACTCAGGAAAACGTTTGCATTAATGGTTTCACCTTAATGAACAATTTCCCTGTTAATTTTGGAGTTAACTTATTTGAATGCGCTGGCACGGGAGGTGGGATTTATGTTACCAACAATTCAAGTATTAGTATAGAAAACTGTATAATAACCAATTGTATCGGAGGTGGGGCAGGTGGCATTGCATTTTCAGGTAATAACTTATATATGTCCAATACAAAAGTATATAACAATTACGGAGCTGAGTATGGTGGAGGATTAAGCTTATACGGAGAAAGTATAAATTCCGTTATTTTTGATACTCAGCATTTAAACAGCATTTACAATAATACTTCAAGATCTGGTATGGACATTACGCTTATCTATTTAGATATTCCTGTTCAGATTGATTTGGATATTTTTAGTATTATTCTGACTGAACCAGATTATTTTTTTATTATAGAAGCAGAAACATCCGGAGTATCAATATCTGTCCAGAATTCATATTTCAGTCTGATAAATCATGATTTATATGTATCTCCGGATGGAAACGATACTAATTCAGGTATATCACAACTTGAACCATTACGGACAATTTCTTATGCAGTTAAAATAATTGAGCCAGACAGTCTGAATCCAAAAACTATACATCTTGCTTCAGGAATATATGATATATCTAATTCTAATCAATATTATCCGTTTACTGTAAAAACTCATTGTCGTTTATCCGGAGATGAGTCTGGCAACACCCTGTTTGATAATGAGATGACTCAAAGGCATTATATGAATCTCTCAAAAAAGAATGACATTACAATTGAGAATATAGTTTTTCGTCAATATGTATCTCAGACAGGACCATTAGGAATTGGTGGCTGCAATAACATAACTCTCAGAAACTTAAAGTTTGATGGTACATTTGGAGCACCAAGAATAAGTATGTATCACGCAAATAATATACTATGCGAGAATATAATTGTTCAAAATTCGACCATCAATAATTTGAATCTGGCTTTTAGAACTATGCGATGTGATAATGTAATCCTTAACAACATAATAATAGACAGTCTGACAATTACGGGAGGTATGGCAAATTCCATAGGCATTGATGCGGGGGAAACAGATTTGACAATCAGGAATAGCCTCATATCCAACTGTTATGGTTATGATGTTTCTGTTTTGTTCTATCAGAACATCGAACCAGCTTCGACAGATTATAGCTTTGATATGTCCAATACATTGATATTTAATAATATATCGTATGGAAGCAATTTATGGAGTAAGTCTCCTGTATATGTAAGCAATCGATATCAGCGAATGAAGATAAATAATTGCACCGTTGCTAATAACAATGGAGTCAATACTAATGTCCTATTGGTTAAGGGAGATTGTGATATTAATAACACTGTTATTCATAATCCGGGTAATTTTTATGATGTTTTCTTTTCGAATGTATATGATATATACGCTCACTATCCAACTATTAATTACAGCCTGATAAGAACTCCCTTTGGTGCTTCTAATGTGTCTTTGGTTGATACAAGTAATGTTTTGATTGATTTAAATCCATTATTTTTAGGAACAACTAATCCAATCTACAATCTAACAATGCCTGAATATTATCAGCTAAGTACTGATTCTCCTTGCATAAATGCAGGAACTCCGGATACATTAGGACTAGGCATACCTCCAATGGATTTGGCAGGTAATTATAGAGTCTGGAACGGTAGAATTGATATGGGCTGTTACGAATATGGAGCACCTGTGACAAATGAAGACCCTGTGTGCCCAATTTTACCGGATAAGATAGTACTCAGCACTTATCCCAATCCGGTTTATCTGAATGGAAGTAAAGGAGCTTATACTTTTATTGAATTTACCCTACCGGAAAAAGCAAAGGAACCACCTCTGATCGAGATATTCAACATAAAGGGTCAGAAAATCAGGTCAATTCGACTTACGGAAAGTTATAATAGCCTGGTGAGAAAGGCTGGTTTATCTGATCAAGTTAAATTATCGGGTGAATTTTTTTCTACAGTTTGGAACTGTCGAAGCAATAATAACCATGTTCTAGGTTCTGGGACATACATAGTTATGGTTTCTGCAAATGGTATGATGGCATCAAAAAAAATAATGATTATCAAGTAACATCCTAATTAGGTATTTACTTAACCATAAAATGCGTCCTAGTCTGTTATTGACATATTTATCACAATTAAGAGGAGTATTGACATGAAATATATGTACACCTTGTGCCTGTTAAGCATATGTTGTATAGGATTTTCCCAAATAATAACCACAAAACTAGTTGAAAACAAAGGATTTACTATATCAGCGGCTCCCTACGACAGCACCAGGAATTTTCTTGAAGACGATGTCGGACATTACATAGGGCAAATGCTATTTCTTAAGGGAAAATCTGAGTCATTGAGAGATTTTGGATACATGGATTTTTACAAAGAATATCAAGTTGACGACTTGTATAAATTCAGCAATGTTTACAAAGGCAATAAAGCTGAATGCAAATATCATACGCCTTATAATGCTATAGCTCAGAGATATTTTCGTGTACTATCAGTAATAAAGCACCCTAGGGCTTCTTCAGATAGTTACTTGTATGGAACAAAGTACTTTTTCCATTTAGAGGATAGAGATAACAAGGATAATATGTATTTTCAGTATGACAGTAAGTATGATCTGTCGTTTCCATTCTTAGTAGTGGGATTCGTAGATAAGCAGCAGAAGGAACTGCCTGGGAAGAAATTTATATTTGCCTATGACACTCTCAAGGACTCTAATGATATCAGCACAGGAAAAAAGGTAACTAACACGCCTCAGGATGTATGGACTTGTACTGAATTTATTATTGACGATAAAGACTTTGCTCCCACAATGATTATTAAGAACAGTCTGGGTGAAACAACCCATATACCGTATGACACAGTATTCGGAAAAATCAGAAAATACAATGGGAAAAAAGCCTATACTCTTCAAGAAGCCAATAATTACAACAAGAAATTCGGTGCTAAAAGCTGGGATAAAATACTTGATGGTAATGTATTAATAGGTTTTACTGAGGAAATGGTGAAAATGTCCTGGGGGGGGAACCAGAAGATATTAATCATACATCATATGGAGATCAATGGGTGTATAGCGGTCAGTATCTCTATTTTGATAATGGCAAATTAACGGCATTTAATTAACAACAGGCTTAAAGGTATGGATAATAAACCAAATTCATTTCCCAAGAACGCACTTAGAGCTTTTCTTATATTGCTGGCTTTGATAGCAATACCAATTATCATAGGGTACTTTGCTAGCTGTAAACATACTGCAAAGTCTCAGAAATCTGATTCCCAACAATTACCGCATCATTCAATAATTTCCGAGTCATATAAAGAAACACCAATTTCAAATCTCTATGATGTTTACCTGTTGGTAAGTAAAGACATCAAAAGAAAGGAACTCGAAACTTTGCTAATCTATTATCTGAATCAGAAGAAGAATAGTCCGAAAAACAGTAAAAAATTCAATATAAGTATTTATGCTTATACTGATTCATTAAGATATAAGCGGGGTGAACAATGGCTAGGTATGCTACAATTAAATGAATTTGAAAAGGCTACTCCAGACATAACCTATGATGAATTCAACTTGGTTGATGGAACTAATAAGAATGGCAATCCATCTGAGTTGAACGATCCTGCAAGGGAAAAGATTTATTATGATGTATCGAATTACTATTATGAAGCTTCGGTGATCATGGAAGATAAGCATCCTATGAGTGCTATGGAACAGATCACATACATGAAAAATGAAGCTAATAGAAATAAATACCTTACAGAGGAAGAATCTACCCGCAATAAACTGATTCAGTATTATATGAAAAAGCACAATCTGTCGCAAGCACAATTTGAGGCATTACTCGCTGAAGGAACAGAGAAGAACTGGACCCAGAAATCAGTTGAGGAAAGCAAAAAGATAATATCCATTTATAGGAAAATACTGTAGGTTTTTTAAATATTGTCTGTGAAAGCACAATAGAAAAAAGCCTATAATAAAACTATTGTCGTAGTCCTGCATTTCCAATGAAAGGGTGGGAAAGGAGTGTGGGCTCCTGAGACTCCGATCGGTTCATCCTGTTTATCGTAGACTATCTGATCATTACTTACCCATGGTGCCAAGGCTTTGATATAGTCTCTGGCATCGACCAGGCTGTTAGACTTAGTATCTAAAGCCATCAGATTATCCATGACTTCCACTGCATCGCTTAAGGGATAAACTTTATCTTGGGCAGCCAATGCCAGGCAGATGTCACTGGTGCGGTCATCCAGGATTACTACTAACTTGTAGTACTTAGCCTGAGCTTTCTTGTATCCCTGCAGCCTGCCGAATTCTCGTATCCGGAGAGCAGTATGCTCAGCCAATCCTTGCCAGTAGGACTGGGACTTGTCTGCAATGTCTGAAAACTGCTGTTTCAGGGTCTCCGTGAGCATTTCTTTGGTATAGCCTTGATCTATAGCTTGAGTAAGCACGTCTGCGAAGTTCTGCCTAATATCTGCATCAAAATGGTTACCGAGCCAGAAGATCTGCTGTTTCTGGATAGTGGATGATAAGTGCTGGTCTTCAATGCCCCATAGCCCCACTGATATTTTTACCGGTGCCTGGACCTGCGTATCTCTCAGTCCCAGCCTGATACAGCGGTCTATATAGGCTTTGGTCGGCTCATTGACCTGGGCAGCGAAGTCATCACCCAGTTGGGTGTTGATGATATCCATCATCTTATCTATCTGGGTCTTGCTGAGTTTCTCAGACTTGGGCATATCACTCAGCATCTGGATGGCTAACCTGGCAGCATCCCTGACTTCTGTTTTCCAAGTATTGTTCAGAACCCGGTAGTATTCGAGCATGACCTGATCATAATAGTTCATCTAAAGATAAATCTCCTAACCCTGACTCGATTTCTGCCAATGTCGTATTCAGAAAAGCGTTCCAGACATCCTGCCAGAGCATCACAGCCATCGATATAACCATCCGGGTAGGTCAGGAACTGACTGATCAAGGTAGGAGTATCCTGTCCGTCCGGGAAGAGGATTTTGGCTGTTTCAATGATCGTCTCTGTCCTCTCTATTCTCAGGTTCTTGTTTTCCTTGTTATCGATGCGCTTGATTCTGTGGGATATGGGTGGCAGATGGTTATCAGTTGCCCACCGGTCGAAGTCGGCTAAGATGCGACCTTGTCCATAGGTGGTTTCGATGGATGATCTGAACTTGACTTTATAGGTTCTGTCCAGTTCCTGATAGGTATCATAATAATACCTAAAGAACTTGGTATTCTCAGTCTGGCGTATCCAGACATGCAGAACGTAAAATTTATTACCATCATACCCGATGGAGATGACTGCCTTGAAACAACCTTTCTCTCCCCATGCCGGGTCAGCATATAGCCAGACCCGCTTCATTTGAGTGGATGTTGGCAGGTTTCTATACTTGGTAAACCACTGGTGTTTGAAGATATTGCCTTCAATGACCGGCTGTCCCAACATCTCTCTCTGGTATCCTGTATTGCCGAACTTGGCTCTCAGGTTCTGTAAGGTAGTAGTAGGATACTGCTCTTCCCAAGTGGATGTACCGTCCGGGTTCTCCAAAGAAAAGCGCAAAATCGCTTTTTGGTAGGTTTTGAGAACAGATACGACATTGGAGTCGACTTCCGGGTGTTCTGCCTTTATCTCGTCTATTATGAGGTTCAGGAACTGGCAGATGGCATAATTGGGATGTACAAGGTTACCCAGCCAGATCACCTTGCCAGGTTGTCCCGGGTCCAAGGCACCGGCAAGCTCCTGGGTGATCTTCTCCATTCTGCGCTTACCGATGGACTGGTTTCCCATGTTCTCTTCTTTATCGATATCATCACAGATCAGCAGTCCCGGGCGTTTGGCGGTCTTAGGATTGATGGTTCCCCGGTGAGATTGTTTGATGCTCCTGGCTCGGATGCGGGTCTTGTTCTTGAGATAGAAGTCCAGATCAAAGGTATCAACCGGCTGCAGCTCAGGAAAGTCGGAGAGTAGCCTTCGGTTGTTAATCAGCTCATGCAAAGTAAAGGCAGTGCGTTCCTGCGCCAAATCGACATCTGCAGCAGTGTGGATAACGTATCTCTCGCCTTTGATGATCTTCCAGATGGGATAGACCACTCCCATGAGAACCGTTTTGCCCAACCCACGAAAACCGGTGATCGAGATGATGCCTGTGCTCTTATCAGACTCATCGAACATCGTCTCATGGGCTGGGCAGAAAGGTAAGGTAAAGACATGAGGAAAATAGGTTCTGCTAAAGAACGAGAAAGAGTCCCAGCCTTCACCATTGGTTCTGGCTATGCGCTCCTCTTTAGCTTCGGGATTATCGTCTATAAAAGGCAAAACGGAGATCGTTTTTGAGGCGATCTCCGTCAGTGCCTTGTTATGCCTTTGAATAAACTTCTTAGGCATAACGTTGGTCAGGGGACATGGGAGGACTTGGGGTCTGGGGGTATCGGAGGGCTGTCATGATATTATCCGTTACGAATACGCAGGTAATCAGCTAAATCCAGTACAATAGCCTGGAACTGCTTGAGTAAGGTTTCATAGCCTTTCTCGACCATGAAGTCAGTGGTTTGATCTAAAAACTTTACGATGTAGTCATTAAGTTCCTTGGCAGGTTCGTCATCCTTCTGGTTCTGCTTGATCAGAGAGACTAAAGACTGCAGAGCGGTATCAGCCGGGTTCTTGGCATACTCCCTCAGGGCTTGAATCAGGGCTCTCTTGCGAGCAGTTCTGATCTCGGCATCGAGCTTGCGCTCCTCCTTGAACAGGCTATCCCAATTACCCGACTTGATCCACTTGCGGACGGTTATCTCTGACACACCATAGATCACTGCCAACTCGGAAGTATTGGTCTTACCATTCAGGTAAGTTTCCTTGCAGTTATCCTTCTTGATGCGGAATTCTTTATCATTACTCATTGTGTGGTTGTACCCTTTGGGTCTGCAGATATTTATTGATATCCCTGCCGAAACAGCGCAGTTGACCTTGCTCTTTGGTACGGTAAGCCGGCAGAGGGTTGAATACCTTCCTGATTAAGCGATAGATAGTGGAGCGATCCACATTCAGCTTTTCAGCTATCTCATCAGGTCGGTATCCCCTGTCTTCTTGAAACAGGTTCATAGGCTCAACTATCATTTCAGCAATGTTATTTCTCATGTTATCCATATATTTATCTCCTCTCAGTTTGACAAATACGCTTGCTTTAAGTTGCCACAGTATTTCACAACTTGCTTACAGAGCGCTGAAGTTGAGGATGATCTGCTGGTAGTTGCCGGCTACATCCCGTTCATAAAAAGCGACATATTGCTTGGTGGATGTGACGTTAATTGCCTGGTCGATCAGCTCCATAGCTTCCTTCCAGGTCGGGTCTTTGATGTTATACCTTCTGAGTCCCAGGATGCGATACTTGGCGATCTCGCCTTTCTTATCAACCTGGAAAGCTTCATTGATGATAGCTCTGAGGTTGATGTTGGAGTCAGTTGTCCAGGCTTTCAGGCATTCATCGATCTTCTGTTTGGCAAGCTGGAGTTCCACTCCGAACTGGATGCGTTCCTTAAAGCGGATCTCCACCTTGTACTGCTCGTCAAAGCTAAGCAGGATGGCATTGCCCTTCCAGTGCAGACCGTGTTTCTCCGCCATGAATTCCAGGTAACCTTCCAATTCCTGAAAGAGCTTTTCCTTGTCACTCTTGATGCGGTTGTGCAGGCTCTTGACCCTGTCCAAAGTCTTGCGAATGACCGTGTCCTGCTTGAGGATTTCCGGTCTGACCATGCGTAGGGGTATTTCCCTGCCACGTGAATCAGTCTTAGTGCGCTCTACAGTCCCTTTACTTTTGCGTGTCTTGTCTTGGTTCGTTTCCATTAGAAACCTCCTGTTTAGTTTTTCTTTTATGTGATTTTGATTTCTTTTCAGATTCAGGAGCGGCAGCCAGGTCGGCTTCCGCTACGGTCTTGGCTTTCTTGTCTATATAGTACTGGAGCATGGCGATAACGGCTTTGCGTTCGTTCTCACTCAGCAGGTTCCAGTGGCTTTTGCGGTAATGGGTGATCAGGAAGGAGCGCAGGTCAGTCTTTATCCAACCGGCTCTCATCATCAGAGAATGCATATACATGCCTTGGGAGTCATAGGTGTACTCATCAGGGTATTCCTTAATGCGGACACGCATGAGGATGAGCTTGATTTCAGTAAGGGCTAATTCATCGAGGGCGGTTAAAGAGTCGCCATATCCCCAGTGCTTGATCAGTTGTTTAAGCTGGTCTTCCGTCCAGTTGAACTTCTTGACCCGCAGGGCATGGATATCTTGCCGCAAATAGCGTTCTCTCTGTTCTTTCGTCATAGTAATACCCTCGTTATGTGATGATAACAGACTAGCGAATTAGCCTGTAAGAGCTGATTTTGTTTAAGGATCTGAGTTGGCTTAGAATGCCTTTAGTTACTTTTCTGCCGATATTGGGAACATTCTTGCGGGAGATAACCACATAGGTAAAATTCCTGAGGTCGATCACTTCAATGGATGCCAAAGCTTCTAAGTAAATATACACCCACTGCCGACTGCGCTTGATTACTTGAGCTATATCTCGGATGGACTTGTATTTGCCCTTCTCCAGGACATCTAAGAGCTGATGGGTGGCTTTGAGGTCGAAACTCCAGCCTCGGTAATGCTGATAGCCTACTTTGGTGTTGTAGCGGTTGACCCGGACGTAGATGGGAGGATCATCCTCAACCTGCTTGATCTTCTCCATAGCAAGCAACTCCTCCAAGACAGACTCTACCGTATCTATATCGATATCAGTTAAAGATATAACCGTATCGACTCCGAAAGGTCGGTTATATTGGTTCACAAAGTTGAGGATCAGCTCTTGCTTGGTCATATTGTCCTCAGACCTTCAAATCAGCTTCACAGACCCGGCTCAGATTCCGTAAATGCCCGATCATCTCGACATAGTGGATGAGCTTCATGGCTTTTCTGAGGTTACCGGTCGAGTGGAAGTGGATATAGTCGATTACATCCGGTGCGAAGGGCACTTCCAGGATATCCCTACAAATCTGACCGATGTCCTTCTTGTTTACCGGTGCGAACTCATAGAAGACGTTGCATCTATCGAAGTAGTATTCATTTATCTGATTAAGTCTGTCCTTGGCATTCTGCATCCCGACCAGGATAACCACTGCCGTGGTCTCATCCACGATGTCTCTAATAGCACCTAAGAGCTGCGGATGCCGGAAGGCATAGTCGATCTCATCGATGATGATTACAGTATCCCGCTTGTCTTCCAACAGCATCAGGCTTTGTTTAAAGAGGTTATTGGCAGTGCCGTAGGGTATATAGTCTCCCAAGCCGAATCTGGTATATAAGGTAGATAGCAGATCCACCGCGAAGGACTTCGGAGTGGTCGTAGCTTCAAGCCTCAGATAGATATATCCCTTACTGAAAGCCATGCGTTTGGCATAAGTGGTCTTGCCGAGCCCCGGCTTGCCGTAGATTAGACCTAAACCCACCATTTCCAATTTGGGACGGCTGAGTAGGTAATTGATGCAGTGGTCAGCTTTGTTAACATTCTCGGTTCTGACTAATACTCCCTGTTTCATAATCTCCTCCTTTATTCAAGTCCTATTATTTTAAGCATTTCCTTGAAGCTATGTGTAGCCACCAAGGAGTCGCCTTGTTCATTCTGGTCGGTATTTTCTTTTATGGTTGTTAGGGTTTCTATTGTAGCTTGCTCCGCAGTCTGATCCGCTTCTGCCAGGATCATCTCATCCAGTCTGGCAATCTCCTGCTCTGGGGTCGGTTCTGGTGCTTGGATAAGTGGTTGGTTGATAAATAAGGGCAAGTTATCGGTCTTTATGGGTAGAGGCTTGACCAAGCGATCCACCGTCTCCTGGGACTGTCTGATCCATTTTTTAGTACTGGAGGCAGTATCCCGCTTCATCTTCCTGATCTGGGCAAGCTCCTGATTGAGTTCCTTGTGAGCTACAGGCTGATCCATAGCGACATGAATGAAGGCATGTTGTGCCCTTCTTAGCTCTGCCTGGCAGATGAAGTGGTCGGTCTTATCGTAGACCAGTATCCACCTGGCATCGTTATAATCGTATCTAATGATAGCCGGTTGTCCGACATATTTGACTAAGGCTGCATCCCAGTATAGTTTACCATCTAAGAGGATGCCCTGGCTACGGATGCTCTTGCGTTCTGCTGTCAGCATCAGGAAGTTGAGTCGGCTCTCCTCTACTATTCTATCCTGGGGTAATTGGGATGTACTGAAGACCTGCCAGGGTGTTCTCCCTTTCAAAGAACCATGCGGTGTCTCGCCATAGATGTGCCTGACATAGAAGGCTATCAGTTGCATCGCCTCTTCTACCGTTGGAGCTTCGCCTTGAAACATCTTCTGCATCCACTTCTCATTACGCATAAGGGTGGCAGGTTTATCGGCAATATTGGAACCTCGGAAGGTAGATACGAAGCGTTCTAATTGCTCCTGCAGAGTCTTAAAGAACCGTTCAATCACCTTGGCTTTAGCATTATAACTCTCAGCGAAAGCGACCCCGATATTAAGTCGGGGGAAGATGCCTGATAATTCCTTCTCCAGGTCATGTTTATCCCAGTCTTCGTGGAATAGCTTAGATTTGAACGCTTTACCATTATCGAGGTAGACATATTCAGGCAAGGCTCCCCAGTTCAGGAAGCCGTTTCTAAAGGCTGTCAGGATATGTTGGCTGTCCTCGGTAACTGCCAGTGAAGCACCCACCGGATAGCGGCTAGCCCAGTCCATGATCATGATCAGGGTCATGCGTACCGGTTTACCGGTCTTGGGACTGACTATATCAAAGGCTAAGGTATGTCCATCCGCCACCCAGACCTGACCGACTTTTAAGACCGAGTCATCCCTGAGGATGGTTTTGAGGATTTTTTCTGAAACACACTTACTGCCTTTACGAGCTTGCGTCCATTCAGCAGGATGCTCCTTTTCCCAGTCCAGGCACCAGCGTTTGAGGGTTGGCACACTGGTCGGTGACTCACAGTGTCCCAGCCGGGCTAATGTCTTCAGGCTGTGGATGGCAGAACCGATCTTAATATTGTTAGGTCCAAGCAGTTTACTTAATAGGTAGCTCTGTTCCAGATAAGTGACCTTGCGACCTTTGTTCTTGTTTTTGCTCTTATGCAGCATAGCATACATATCATGGTCATTATCCAGGAACTTCTGCATCCATCCACGTAAGGCACGTTCGTTACGGCTGCCTACTATATTGTACAGTTCGGGAACTAATTGCTTATTATTGTAATCCTCGGTGATTTGTATCCACTCGGCAGTCCGGGAGTTGCAGTCATTAAGTCTGTCCTGGACTGTTGTGCAGAACTGCCCGAATAACTTGGCTTCCTCGGCAAACCGGTGGGAAATGTAATCATAAGGTCTCAAATCGAGGTAGGTTTTAGTATCTTTCTCTATATATGGTATAGAAGGACGAATAAATGGAATTTGCACTGCAGTATCTACTACAACATCCTGTTCGACTGCTACTGGTTCAGCTTGATCTTCATTATCATCAATCAAGATAGCCTTGAGCTTGCGGTCGGGATTGGCATTGACATAGGACATGACATCCTGGTAGAATTGGTCATACTGCTCTATATTGATATCATAGAGTTTCATGCTCCCCTCCCAGTTCTGTCTTTTCCCCATATCCATAGATCAAGGCGCTGTTGATCTGTCGCTCTCCAACCTGGATCGATTTCTCTAAAAAATCGGCAGGTTCCATACCTTTAACATTACAGTCTTGCATCTCCAGTGTTAGCAGATCGGAATCCGGTAGCACGAAAGTCTTGGGTATTTTTGCGCTTCCTATATGTACTTGTTCTTTATAAGTGAGCAGGTGCTCCCGCTGGATATACCGCCAGACAGTCCTGATCGAGCAGCTTTTTAGTTCAGCTACCCGTTCTACTGTCAGCCAGACGGCTTTGATCTTCTGTTTCGACATTCTCAGTCCCTCATCATAATTACCTACCACTGTGACAACCAGTGTGACAGATTTGCGTGTCACAGTGCTCTGGTTTTTGCGTGTCACAGTGCTTATACCAGTGTGACAGGTGATAAATCCTCTCGGGTATTGGTTTTTAACCCGTTCGGAGGGGTGGTTGTCACAGTGCTTGTCACACTGCCTGTCACAGTGCCCTCTTTTTAGGGTGTCACACTGCCTCTTGCTAACCACCTGATTTTTAGTCGCTTTCAT